ATGAACAGCAGCAGCAGCATCAGCAGCAGCAGCATCAGCATGAACAGCAGCAGCAGCAGCAGCAGCAGCAGCAGCAGCAGCAGCAGCAGCAGCATCAGCAGCAGCATCAGCAGCATCAGCAGCAGCAGCATCAGCATGAACAGCAGCAGCAGCAGCAGCAGCAGCATCAGCAGGAGGAAGACCGTTATCAGCCCATGCTTTGATCAAATTCTTAACTTTAATAACAGCGTCACTTCCAGGGAGGCCATTTAGCAGGCACAGTAGGAAATTTGGCAACACTGGCGTCAGGTCGGTTCCGACTGGGATTGCTGACAGCAGCCTTTCAGTCCACGCTATTTTTTCATTTTGGTTTTGGCCTTCAAATAGCAGATCTTGAATCTTAGTGATGAAAATGGGAACGCCGAGCGAGTCGGCTAGATTTTGGTGTGAACTGCTCTCAAAATTAGTGCCGTTGATCTTGTTGACATCTTGAATAGTGCAGCCTACAGAACACCCTCGAAAGTTTCCGTCATCGTCTAACACGCCGAAAGTTCCTGATATGTACTGATCAGCTAGCCGGTGCTGTCTGGCCATTTCTATCAACTGGCGCTTGTACTCTGGGTCATTGTTAAATGCTTGCATGGTTTTCTCCTTTAGTTAGCGAGCCTTTTAAAGCCGTGCTCAGGGCTGGGGAGTTAGTCTTCTGCGTGTTCTTCTTGGGCCATACGAAGAAGCGAATCGTTGACTTTTTTCTGAATCGAGGCCATCGCTATAGCGCGCATCATGTTTGTTGCGTTTTGGTCTGCGCTTTCGGCTTCTGCGTTCAGGTTGGCGATGATTTCGGCGATATCGTTTGACAGCTCGTAGCCATCATCAATGATCGCGTCATTGATCAAATCTTCGTCTTTTCTGTTTTCCTGAAACGTCCGCTCTATGGCCTCATCGCGCTCATCCATTTCGGCTTGCTGCGCGTCGGTCAGCTCGTGTGGGTTTCGGTCGTCGGTTATTCTGTCAATCATGCTGTCGGTTAAATTGTTGCTCATTTTCCGTTCTCCTTAGTTATGTTCTGCTGACTACTTTAGCAATATATTTCAACTAATCAAGAGGATTATTGTAATTAATTGCATATTTATTAGTTAACAGTCCAAACACAAAAAGAACCAGCCCGGCACCAAGCGGCGCGTTTATCACCCACCAGGGAAAATCAACATCGCCGGTTAGCTTCAGGGTGATGAATAGCGCGCCCATTAGATAGAGGCTGAATTCGTTCTTGCTCATTTAGTTAACAACGTAACGACGCCAGCAAACAGCAGCACGAAAACCAAAATAACCAATAAGAAAGCAAAGCCCCCCCACAATGGGGACGTAATCAGCCACCATGACCAGCTTATTACCCCGGTAAGTTTTAGCGTTATAAAAACGATGGCTAAAAGACCGAAAACCCCGATACCACCACTAGAATTGTTGTCGCTCATTTCACTTGCTCCTATTTACAGTCTTTTTGATTTATTAAATGTTCAGTTCTAACCATTTTGCACACGGTGTCGGTAACCATCTGCTCATATGCCATTGAATAATTCAACCACCTGCTCGACTTAAACCCTCCGTAAACCAGCAAACCACCGACGATAAAGACAAAACAAATAGCGGCAAAGCCAAATAAAGCATCCTTAATTTTTGTTTTCACTTTTCCACCTCTGCTGATTTTGTTCGTGGCGAGAATTTAACAAAAGAACCATTAATCATTCTCGATCCGAGCTTGCCTGACCCTATCGCCCTTCCTTCACAAGTAGCACAAACTATTTGCCCTTGTGGTACTTCGCTATATAGCATTGCGTTTTTCCGTTGCCTTTTTTTGCTGCCAAGAAACCCACTGTTGCCGCACCAAAAAGTAACGCTGGTATGAGAATATCTGCCTTCCATTGTGTGAATTCTTGCGTATCGAACACGGTGGAAATATTTCCCTAGCTGACCGTTAAAAAATGGCAATGATGCGGTTATGTTCACATGGCCTAGATGGGGCGGAAGATAACTGCTGTCATCTTCAACATTGAGTCTGACTTTCACGTTTCAACCTCCGCACTAATCCGCAGCCGTTTAGCCATTCGACGGGCTCCGCGCAGGGCAGCGTGAAACGTGGTGTAAGCTGTCACTTTTCGCATCCCCGTGAACTTTATCGAGGAATCGCTTCTTAGGTAAATTTCCCACCAATAGCATTTATCGAAGCACCCGTTGTATTCGACGGCAATAACCCAAGTCGATTTATTCACCCGTTCGCCTCCTTGTAATCGATACATTCGTTAAGGGCCATGTCTAGCGACTCCATCAAGTGCTGAGCATCGTAAATGCTTACCTCTCTAACATCACCCTCACCTAGCGTGATAACGATCTTATGAGGCTGTAGCGGGCTTGTGGGGCGCTCGTAGACTGCGGTTTTCATAGCCACACCAACCCAAGGACAGCCAGCCCGACAACGCACAGGCTGCCCATCAGCCATTTAATGCTGAAAACTGGTCTATCGGTGAATGGGTCGTGGATCGGGTTTCTCTTCGTCGCCTGCTTTTTCATTTTTCCACCTCTCTATATTTCAAACCGTGCAGATCGGCCAGCGCTTTTGCAGACTCCATCAGGGCCATAGTGGCCCGCCGATCTTCGCTGTGATTGCCCCAATGATCTAGTGCGTCCTGCAAACAAAACCAGCGGCAACCGGCCCCGATGTAGGCGACGCCGTTAAGGTCGCACAGGACTTTTCTATATAGGTCTGCTGATCCTATGTCATTGATTGCGGTGGCCCATTTACCGATTGTGGCCCATTCACCGATTGTGGCCCATTCACCGATTGTGGCCCATTTACCGATTGTGGCCCATTCACCGATTGTGGCCCGGTCACCGATTTTGGCCCCTTCACCGATTGCGGCCCCTTTACCGATTGTGGCCCGGTCACCGATTGTGACCCCTTCACCGATTGCGGCCCCTTTACCGATTGCGGCCCGGTTACCGATTTTGGCCCCTTCACCGATTGCGGCCTCTTCACCGATTGCGGCCCCTTTACCGATTCTGGCCCATTCACCGATTGTGACCCCTTCACCGATTGTGACCCCTTCACCGATTGCGGCCCCTTCACCGATTGCGGCCCATTCACCGATTGCGGCCCCTTTACCGATTGCGGCCCCTTTGCCGATGATCATCCGCCGCCCTGCCTCTAGCGGATATAAACCATCTGGGACAATCGAGAATCGACCATCTTTAATCCATGTTGAAGTATCGTGAATCGTGCCTTTTTGGTCTGAGTAGTTAAGTTTTAACATTCCGTTCTCCTTGTGTGATTTAGGTTCAATTTAAACCATGCTATCGGCAAATGCAAACTTTTAAAAAACTAATTGCAAATTAAAGCCAAGATGGTAAGATTTGCGGCATGACTAAAAAAATGGAAGCTAAGCTAAGAGTGGCCGCTAAAAGGTTCGTTAGAGATTTTGGCGGCGGAACTGAGATTTCAGGCAGGTTGAACGCTGCCATTATAAATGAAGGAGGTAAGCCTATAACCCCGCAAGCCGTGCGAAACTGGGCGATAAAAGGGAAGATTCCGCACAAGCGTCTAGCCCTGATAGAGCAAGTTTATGGCGTAAAGCCGGGAATGCTGAGGCCGGATAGGGTTTGGGTTAAGCCAACTAACAAGGAGGTTTGAACCATGAAATTTATTGGTAAATATTTGAGATTCGTCGTGATTGGGGCGATTCCAGCGGTTCTCGCTGGATATACAGCCACCCAATGGCAGTGGTGGGCATCGTGCGCGCCTCTATGGATTGGCGTTTGGCTGCGTGATTTTTGCCTGCTCTATCAAGTTGATTGGGGGCTATAACCAAAGGAGATTGAAAATGGCTGAAGATAATATGAGCTATAGAATGACTATTTTCCCAGCAATGGAAGAAACCAATGAATCAAAGGTCTTTTTATTTGAATCTGTCGAGCAGATGATTTCTGGCAAAGATGTAGCGGCAGATTTGCTGATTTTTTTGCAAGACGATTTAGGGCTGATGCGGGACTACTCCAATTGTTTCTTACTGGAAGAATGGCATGTCGATGAAGGATGGGTTGAGCACGAAGAGAATTAGCAACGCCCCCACCAGGGCTAACTTAGGAGAATGATGTGAAAAAAGTAATAGCCCCGTTCTCACCAGATGAGGTTAATTGCCTCGTTTACCGCCAATTAGATACATCAAGACACCCATATACTTGCGGCGGGTGTAGGCCGGCCAAGTTATTGCACCCCACAAATGAAGGACTGAAGTGTTGTTATTGCGGCGAAAATCAAACATGGGCACATAAGGCAGACACCGAATATTACATGGTAAAATAGCGACGCGCCGAAAGGTGAAACTGGTCTAGGCTAGCTACCGAATCGCGGAAGTCGTTACTCCGCTTGACCAGTTAATTACAATTTAGATCGCGCCGTGACAGCGCAAAGCAAAAAAGAGTAACTAGACGGAGGCAAATATTAAAGCCTCTAAAGTCTGATTGGCCCTTTGGGAGCCTTCAGATCAACCTATGATCATTCCGTCGGGCTATACGTCACTCCGGGGGGCTGATCAGACCTTAGAGGCGTTGATATGCCAAAAAGAAAAAGCATCGGTAAAAAGTTACGTTTTGAAATATTCAAGCGCGACCTTTTCACTTGTCAATATTGCGGTTCAACACCTCCGGCTGTTGTTTTGCAAGTTGATCACATTATCCCGGTTGCCAGCGGCGGCGAAAACACAGAAACAAACCTGATAACCGCTTGCCAGGGATGCAACCAAGGGAAGGGGGCTGTATCGCTATCAGAGTCTCCTGAAACTCTGGCTAAGAAAACCGAGCTTAGAGAAGAGAAGCGGGAGCAGTTAAAGGCGTTTGAGCTAATGCTTAAGCTAGAAAAATCTAGGCTAACAAGAAATACCAATCAACTTGAATCCTACTTTGCAGAACAATCTAACTGTGGATTCAGCGATTCATTTAAGGTTTCTGTTAAGCGGTTTTTTGAACGGCTACCAAAGCAAAAGGTTTTTGATGCTATGGAGATAGCCGTAGCAAGGGGGCTAGATGCCGAGGCAACGCTAAAATATTTTTGCGGCGTATGTTGGAGCATGATCAAGGAGAAAGATCATGCCTAGATCGCGGAACATAAAGCACGGATTCTTTACAAATGATGATCTAGCAGAAGTGCCGCCACTCGGGCGATTGTTGTTCATTGGCCTTTGGACTCTTGCCGACTTTAACGGCAACTTGGAATGGAAGCCGAAGCGCATAAAAGCTCAAATTCTTCCCTACGATGATTGTGATATTGAGAAACTCGGGATTTATCTCGATAAATCTGGATTTATCTCGATCTATTCGTTGAATGGTAATCGCTATGCAAATATCACCAACTTCGACAAACATCAGAGACCACACATAAACGAAAAGAAAAAAGGAACTGACATACCAGAGTTTGACGGGGCTCGAACGCAAGTGATTGATTCTAAAGGTGTCGGTACAAATCCCGATTCAATCGGTTCAAGTAGCGAACTAATCGGTACAAATACGCCTGATTCCTGTTCCCTGATCCCTGATTCCTGTTCCCCTAATCCTGATCACCTAATCCCTGATTCCTCTGACAAACCAAGTTCAAAACAAACGCCGGACAAGCCCGACGATATTAAAAAAATACCGCCTAAAATTTCAGACGTTCGTGATTACATGGCTGAACGGGAGTTTGCAGACCCTGGAGGCGAATCTGAAAAATTCTGTGATTTCTACGAATCGAACGGGTGGAAGGTCGGCAAAAACAAAATGAAGTCTTGGCAGGCTTCCGTTAGAAACTGGCAAAAGAACGTTTCTACCAGAAACGGATTCAACAAAGAGCCGGAAACGGTAGATCAATTCGTAAGCAGGGCAACCGCAGCCGGTGAGCGGTTACAGGCTAGGCTAGATCAACGTGATGAAACGGGAGCGGCTGGCAATGGATAAATCAGACGGCGTTAAATTTGCTCAACTATGGGCCCTTGGTTATGAGAACTACGGCAAGACACCTAGCGACGCGCTGACAGAGTTAGCTTTTGACGTGCTATCCAACCATGGTTTTGACGATATTAGGCGCGCTGTTATGACTCACATACAGACCAGCCCTTACGCGCCGAAGCCTTCTGACATAAACCAGCTAATCGGCGGCGATCCTGACAGCCGAAAACTAAAATCATGGACGATGGTAGAAGAAGCAATTCGTCGTGTTGGTGGATATGAATCGGTAGTTTTTCCAGATGCTGGAATTATGGCCGTGATTGATGAAATGGGTGGATGGGTGAAATTGTGCAGCGTCACCAATGAGGAACTGCCATTTATCCGCAATGAATTTGTGAAACGTTATGCGCCCTACCTGAACAAATCGCCGGACGAATACCCGCGTCGGTTGTCGGGTATAGCTGAACAGGCAAACCAGCTAACGCACCCTGACCACAAGCAACTGCCAAAACTGATCGGAGACCCAGAGCTGGCGAAATTGGTTTACCAAGGCGGCGGAGCGCCACGGCTAGCGGTTTCTGAAATGCCGCAATCAATCAAAAAACTAACGGAGAAATTAGATGTTAATTAAATCACTAGCAGGATACGCAATATCTATGGGGCAAGGCAGCGCTTGGGTTCACCCTCAATCAAGATTGGCTAGCCCAACAATTCCACCGGGCAAAGCAAGGCCAGACCGCAAAAAGAAACGCCGGGCACAGCGGGCGGCCAGGCGGTTGAACCGGTGAGCTCTTGATCTAACCAGCAATTAATTGCATTAACAGCTTGATCTAGTAGAAATATATATCTACACTACCCACAGACACCAACAAGGAGAACGAAGAATAATGAACCCATTCACAAAAGCGGCGCAAGCCAAGGGATGGACAGGCGATGAAATTGCCGCTCTGTGGCGTGTAAGCGGGCGGCAGATTGCCAACGTAGCGTCGAACCCTAAACCGCGTGATTGGTACGCTCTTGCAGGCATGGAAAATAAATCAGGGCTGGTGCCCAGAAAGGTCGATTCTGGCTATCAAGTTCTGATGGGTAAATGGAGCGCTTGAAATGGAGCTAAAAAACGCAGGGTTTGAGAACACCGAAGTTGATAGGCAAAAAGCCCGGCACCGGATGATTGATGGGGAGGAGTTCCACTTTAGTGAGTACACGATAAAGTTCGACGGCAATTCGTTTGTTTTTATTAGATCGGGGCATCAACCGTATTCAGAGGCTTATATTTGGTCTCACATCTATTTATGGCAAGTAGAAGTAGACTGGAAAGCAGAGCTTAGCCCTGAGAATCCTCGGTGGTGCAAAGTTTCTCACGAGGGTAAGTGGAGCTTCCACTTAATCATAAGAATAGACAGCGAAGAGCTTTACTTTTCTGACTATGGCTTGTGTTTATGGGATGCAATCCCAGTCTCCGACGAACTAGCCGCCCTGCTAGATGCTGAGCTAATCAATGGCTAGATTAACCAAGGGTCTAGGTGGCTGGCAGCCGTCCGACCAGGCTAGCCGGGTAGAGCTGGAAAACGTCGATCATGTCATAGCGTTTCCAGCCGACAAGGTAGACGACAAGGCCCGGTCAATTGCCCAAAATCGTCTTTTATGGAAATGGTTGACCGCCATGGAAAAGACCACGGTAGAGGCGCACAAAGGAAACCCGGCTTCTGATTGGCACATGCTGTTTAAGGAGCAGTGCTTATCAATAATTTACGAGCGGGACGACCAAGGATATGCTGAAACGATGCAAACATTGCGCGACCTTTATCGGCACGATCACCAAATGGCGTTAAGGCTGCGGGTAGGCGTTTTGCAGCTCACCAGCACGACACAGGCTAGCGTTAAGCAGTTTAGCGAGCTACTTACCCATGTAGACCGATTCTGCGCTGAGAACGGGATACAGCTACCGGCTGATCCTGGGCTTGAAGAGCTGGCGAAGGTGGCAAGATGAAATACTTAATTGAAATCATTAATTTTGCATACCAGCAGAGAGTTGATTCTAAGCAAGGGCTGATCACGTACGAAGATGATTCAGAATCGCATCATCAGGACGGGCGTCAAGTTGGCAGAGAAGAGGCTTATGAGGCTGTTATTAAAAAGTGTGCTGAGATGATAGTTGATATGATGGTTGAGAGAACTTAACGATTTAGGTAAAGCGCGGCAGCTCTTTGCGGTCGGCTTGGATTTCTTGTTATGGCTGAGATTTATAATATACATGATGAAATGGCTTTTTCGCATGATTGCGGAAGCGTTAAATTTAACTTGCTGAAAAGTGGCTCTATAGAGTGCGATGGTTGTCAGCAGAAAACAAACATGAACTGGAGTGAAAAAATGGACTCAAGCAAAGTAGCTGAATTGAGCGGACTGGAAAAGCTAAACCAAGATATAGGCGAGGCGACTGCCAACGAAATTGAAAAAGCCAAAGTTACCGTAATAAACGCGGTAAAAAGCAATGGTGGTTATGCGTACTGGAGTACGATTAAGAGGTTTGCCGGTGGTGGAGATAGTGATTCCGCTTTAAGCAAGGCGCTAAACGCACTACTTAAAGAAAAGAAGTTGCGCCAAAAGGAAGATGAAATTGAGCATGATTGGGAATACAGGCTGGTCCGCTCGTAGAGCCATAACAGCCATCTACACATAAACAGGGGCAGTTAATGACATTTTTAAGAAAAAAGCCAAATAGCTTGCCAAATATATTTAAAGACGTTGAGCCTTACGTTACACCTGATATAAAAGATTTCATAGGGGGCCAGATATTTGATGCCACGAAGGTGGGTTGCCTTCATGAAACCTGTCCGGCATGCAGAGGATCAGGTCAAAGAGATGATGGGTTAGGTGTTTGTGTTCACCATATATCCTGCCCTTGCCCTAAGTGCTCGCCGAGATGACAACTAAAGCCGAAAGTGATTACATGGCGAAGGTGGCCGCGCTGCCATGCTGTTGCTGCGGGGCTGCGCCACCTAGCATTGTTCACCACATACGCTCATTAAATCGGGCACGTGAGGCAGGTTTAACCGTCCCGCTCTGCCACGAACACCACGTAGGAGACTTTTCAATCCACAAAACGCCGCAGCAATTCGAGGCGGTATACGGGAGCCAGTTTTTGATGCTGGCAAAGACTATTATTGATGTTAGTGAGGGTGGGTGATGAAAGAACATAACGGATATCAAATCACGGCTGTTTTGTGGTTGATTCTTTCACGGTTAACGGCTGATGTTGATTTGTCTATGTACTGGCTTTGCGTGGTTATAGGTTGCGCTAACTTAGTCCTTTTTGTTGTCGGTGACGTAGAAGAAGCATTTAACAGGAGGCGCGAAACCAAATGACTAAACCAAACCTAAAGCGCTGCCTATGCGGTGAGGTGCCGGAAGAAATATTTGTTTATCTGGGGGATGATTTTGCACAACCATCATGGGCGGCTCCCTCTTGTTGCGAAAAGTTGCGGATAGGGTTCGATGCGGATGGCGAAACTGCCGTTTCTGAAAAACATCGATCTTTAGCCTACGCCGCATGGAATGACGCGCCGAGGGGTGGGGAGTAGATGACAACCCTAACCAAAATGGCAGCAACCCTAGAATCTGTCAACCCAGCAAACAAACCCATGACCCTGCAATACATGGCAGAGCAGTGGTGGCCGGATGCTAAATGGCTAAAAGCCAGCGCCACAACCCACAACGGTGGGGCCAGAAAAGGCGGTTTAGTAGCTGCCGGATTCGCGGCGAAGATGGCAAAGGCCGGGATTTTAAAAAACTGCGGAACTAGCCCGGTTACCTACGTCCTAGCCAAGCAAACGGAGAGCAACCAATGACCAACCCAATCAAAAGCGTCATCAGCCCAAAAACACCCCACGGCAGCGGCTGGGTTGATCTCGGCCCTACACCAATCACGGCAACCACCGGATTCGAGAGAAACGCCTGGGAATATCCAGCCCAACAAATAGTCGCAATCTCAGCAGTAGAAGTTGCTCGCGACCCCAACGATATCGACAAGGGCCCCGAATACCACCTATCAATCAGCAAACCAGGCGCGCGATGCACCCGAAACGAAGCCCGGTTTGTGACCAAAGCCTTTGGCATGACCGACGCCGAAGAAGACAACCACGTCCCAGGCGGATTCGTCCGCAACTACTGGCTACCCGTCGCTGAAAACCTAATCGGCCACGAGTGCCAATGCAAAGCCACCGAACCCGCCATAAAAGAAGACAAAGGCAACTTTGTTTGGCGTGGGATTAATAGTTAAAGGGCCACCCCATGAAATCTCTATTCATCCCACTAAAAACAGAATATTACGAGGCTTTCGAGTCCGGTGATAAAGATGAGGAACTACGGGCATACGGCCCTCGCTGGAACCACGAAACATGCAAAGAAGGCCGGGAAGTCATTTTGTCGAAAGGCTACGGCAAGAAAAACCGCATGAAGGGGGTGATTTGGCGGTTTAAAAAACAACATGGATCGTTATTTAGGTCCACTTATAAAGCGGCGATATTGGCTGTCTACGGAACTTTGGACATTGATATTGCCTGCATATCTATTACCGATCTGACACCAATTAACCAACCGGCAGGCCCGCAAGGATAACCAAGGATCGGGAGTCACCCGGTCGCCTGCCGCCTAATTTGAGGTAACAACCATGGCCCTAGTAGTAATCAGTATCGATAGAGACAAACTTCCAGAACATACCACCGAACAGTTTGAAGAGTGGGTTAGGTTTCAGGTAGGGCATTGCGGACACATGAGCGCAGAAAACCCTATCGACACTGATCTCGATGCAACCGTGATGGAAATTTAAGGAGAAGTAGAAAATGAGTAAAGACCTAAATTTATGCCAATTCATTGGTCGGTTGGGCAAAGACCCAGAGATTCGATACACAGCAGGCGGTGATGCCGTCGCCAATTTTTCGATTGCTTGCGGTGACGACTACAAAAAGAAGTCAGGCGAAAAGGTTGAGCAAACTAACTGGATAAACGTTGTTGCATGGGGGCGACTGGCTGAAATTAGCGGCGAGTATCTGAAAAAAGGCAGTCAGGTTTATCTGTCTGGAAAACAGGTCACTAGAAGCTGGGACGACAAGGAAGGCAATAAGCGATACACCACCGAGATAGTCGCCAGCGAAATGCAAATGTTGGGCGGGCGTGGTGCCCCTGCAGGCGGCGATCAGGGCAGCAACGCCGGTAGCCCGGCACCAGACAGAACCCAGCGCCCTAGCGCACACCCAGCACCGCCAACGAACCAAGGCAACGCTGGCGGTTTCGACAACTTTGACGACGACATCCCCTTTTGATGGACACAGCCAACCCAAAAGTCGACATCGACTCATGCAGTAAATGTAGGTGGTGGAAATCGTTCAGAACAGTTACCGGACAATGCCGGAGAAACCCACCAGCAGCGCATTTTGACGAAGGGCACTACTGGCCGATTACAGGGCGGGCTGATTGGTGTGGAGAATTCAATGATAAAAACGAGAGTAAGGACTAATGACTAAGGGTAACCCGCTATTCGATTTGGAAAGAATGTTTAAGGTGATTTGGCGTGAGTGATAATGTAATTCCTTTGGGAATGGTTACGAGGCTAGATTTGCCGCCAGACCAAGTTTTATTGGGAGCAAAAGGCAATCTTGATGGCCTGGTTCTTATCGGATATGACAAAGACGGTGAGCTTTATTTTGCTTCAACTTATGCTGATGGAGGTGACGTGTTATGGCTGCTTGAGAAGTGCAAGCAAGCGCTTTTAGAGGTCAGTTGATGGCATGCGCAAACACAAGAGGGGTTGAGATACGGCCTACCAAGCATGCCATAGACCGTTATTCAGAGCGCTGCCCTGGTGGGCCTGGAATCCAGAGTGAAATGCAGGCATCACGGACTTGCGGCAGGTTAATGTACAAAAAAATTCGCAAAAAAGTCCCCGTGGCTGTTCGCCAAGGGCGCATTGGCCGCGATAACAGCCCATATACTCACTGGATTAGCCCGCAAAACACCATATTTGTTACCCACCCGATAACGCGCGGCGTCGTATCCGTTATCACATGCTGGAAGTATGAAGGTGATGCGGCGTGAGTCGAACTATAAGGGGGTCAAAACCCCATGGTGTTGAATGCTGGTCGAGGCGTAAGCCGTTATGCGAGGACGATAAGCACGGCAAGCGAGAAACCCGACGACTAGAGCGCCGACGTGATAGCGCAGTGGTCGCAAAATCAATGATCAATCCTGAAGATTACGAAAAGAGGATGCCAGGTGAATGAATCGAAAGCGTGTGAATCACTGGTTATGATCACAGGGGATGAAAGCGAAGGCTATCTAGTCACTTTCCCAAACCATCCCGAAGCGATTACACAAGGCGATACTTTGGGTGAATCCCTTGTTAACGCCGCTGATGCTCTTGAGGAGGCTTTATCTGGTGAATGAGATAACCGATATGTCATTAGCTCTTAAACAGGCAAGCGCTCGAATAGATGAATTAACGGCCGTGGGGTAATGAATAAACCACCATCAGTATGGGCGTGGTAAAATAAACAGATGATTACTCGCATTTATTTAGCAAAATGGCAGATAAGAAATGCCGTTGAAGGCGACGAAGACAGCCGTTTCGTTTGGAATCCTATGTTGGATGTAATCAACGAAATGGCCGGTGTCAGTGAGACCTTGAATCGAGATCAGCGGCCACGAGTTTCTTTTGAATATCCGTCTCGACTAGCTGATGGATCGCCGTCTAAACCGGCAATAGTGATTATTGTGACTGCTGAATCAATTCCTGATGACTGGGCCCTTCTCGATGGCGTCTATATGTTCCCGCCCCACGCTTTGGGGCACAGGATTGATGACATACCAGACGAAATAAAGGAGGGCGTGATAGATTCCCTAGCTGATTTCGGAGTGTCTTACAGCGACATAACGGGGGCTGACACTGTAGCGGATTTTATAGACAAAATAGAGAATTCGTTATTGTCGGTTTCAAAGCCTACCGCCGATAGATTTATAGGTAGGGCTGGTGATTTTGCGTGACTAGCTTAACCGATAATTTTGATAGCGGAACGGCTGGCGATGATATTGCTACGCGCTCCGGATGGTTGGTAGCCGGTGAAAACTATGACGTTAGGGTTTCTGACGCTAAAGGAGTTTATGGTACTAACAGCCCATCTGGATCTGGCCGTGGCGGGGCTATGTTTGACACTGGTTCTGGAGATCACTACGCAGAGCTGGAAATGTCTATTTTGTCAAACAACAGGATAGGGCCAGCAGTAAGAATTGTTGATAAAGACAATTGGCTAGGGGTTTATTTGGGCGGTTTTGGGTCTGGTGGCCTGCGGTCGTATGAAAAAATAGGAGGGACTATTGCTCAGTTAACAGCAGAACAGGGTATTGCTGGCAATGTTTATCGGTTGCGGGTAACAGATAACGGTGATGGAACGTCAGATTTTGAGATGCTCGAAAATGGGGTTTTAATGCCCGATGGAGCTCAATCGGTTAGTAACGCAGATTTTCCAACAACAGCAACAAATGCCGGGATAATGAATGATGGAACTAACGTGGCTTCGTCAAACACCTATTGGGATAATTTTGACGGTGGCTCTATTGGTGGTGGTGGCGGTGGTCGAGTAATGGGCGGGCTTGCTGGCAAAGGCGGGCTCGCTGGAGCTGGTGGAATTGCAGGAATCGGCGGGGGATTGGCGGGGTGACAGATAGAACGCTTGGCGATACGATATATTTTAAATTTTCCACCCGTGCTTTTGCTACTGGAATACCAACCACGCTATCAGGCACGCCGGTACTCTCTGCTTATGAAGACGCAAGTGTTACACAAATAACAAGCGGCGTATCGGTAACGGCTGACCTGGACGGCGTTACCGGGCTAAATTTGGCTACTATTGTAGCGACTAGCGGAAACGGGTTTGAAGCTGGCAAACAGTACGGCATCGTTATAACAACTGGGACAGTCGATAGCGTTTCTGTTGTCGGGGAAGTTGTCGGTAATTTCACGCTAGAAGCAAGCGCCGCATTTACCCGGCTAGGTGCCCCAGCCGGTGCCAGTGTTTCGGCTGATATTGCAGACGTTCCAACCGTTGCAGAATTCAACGCCAGAACTCTAACCGCAGCTGATTATTTTGACCCGGCAGCCGACGCAGTAGCTCTGGCAGCATCCCAACCAAACTACGCGCCCGCCAAAGCTGGCGATAACATGGGCACGGTTAGCAGCGTCACCGGTAACGTTGATGGATCAGTAGCTAGTGTAGTGGCAGCCGTAACAACTGACACGGCAAGCCGGGACGCCAGCAAGGCAGACGTTAGCGGGCTATCAACTTTTGACCCTACAACTGATCCGGTGGCAAATGTAACCACAGTGGGTAATATGCGCGGCACCGATGGGGCGAATACTACCGCCCCTGATAACGCTTCAATATCTGCCATCCTGATAGACACAGGAGCATCAATTCCAGCAAGCATTGCCGCGCTTAACGATGTTAGTGTTAGCGATATTCTGACAACCCAAATGACAGAGGCATATGCAGCCGATGGAGTAGCACCAACACTAGCTCAGGCAATATTTTTGATTCAGCAGTCAATAGGCGACTTTGCGATAGCCGGTACAACCATAACAACTAAAAAAATAGATGGATCAACCACAGCCGCAACCTACACGCTAGACGACGGCACCAGCCCAACCAGTCGGGCTAGATCGACATGATCGCAAACGTAGTAACAGCAGGGTTTGGAAATGGCACGTTTTCGGGATCATTTGCTGGCGTAGTGCTGAGAGGGTACGCAATAGGCGATGTGATAATAATTACGCCGGATTGCTTTGCTGGATTTATTGGCAAAATATACGGATCATCAAGCTATATTGGGGGCATAGATGATAGCGCTACCGGGTTTAATGGGTTGGTCGATGGTCAGTTAGCCCTTACAGGCGTTGTTACTGATCGCGCGGGCTACTCTGGCGAAGTAATTAGCAGCTCGGGGTATACTGGAGATATAGACGACTCTGATACAGGGTTTGATGGCGCTATAACTGACAAATCAGGATTTAACGGGGGTCTTTGTGGCTGTTAAAGAAAACGAAGTAGGAAAGCTGCTGATAGTTGGGGCTAGTTTTGATTTGTCCGGCAACAGCGATTTACGGGTAGTGCTAACAAAGCCAGACAGCACTGAGATAACTAAAACATCGGCGGATGGGGTAACAGCTCCAGCAGTACCAATTACAGTTGATGTTGACGGGGTTTCAACTACTTTTGCGGCTAACGAATACTTCCAGTATCCAACAGAGGCCGGGGTGATGACTCCAGCAGGTAGCGGGTGGCAGATTCGCGGGGAGTACGTTGATGCAACGCCTAAAGATTTATGTGGCGATAATTCAGTATTTACTGTGGAGCCCTGCTAGTTGACTGAGCCATCCAGTAACGGCGCTCCTACCAAATATAGAGAGCTATTTGATGAGCAGGCTTATAAGCTATGCTTGCTTGGCGCGGTAGACTCAGAGCTTGCTGATTTCTTCGGTGTTGCAGAGTCAACTATTAACAACTGGAAGCATGATTACCCTAGTTTTTTGGAGTCCATCAAGAAAGGCAAGGATATTGCAAACGCAAATGTAGCTGAGAGCATGTACAAAAAGGCTATAGGCTACAGCCATCCAGAAGATAAAATATTCAATCATAACGGTGAAGCAATGGTCGTGCCGACAACCAAACATTACCCACCAGACACGCAGGCAGGATCACTATTCTTACGCAACAGAACCAGCGTTGAAGGGTCTATAGGTTTGAATTGGCGCGATAAAACAGAACAAGAGATAAGCGGCAACATCGGCCTAACAGACATGAGCGAAGATCAGTTAGACGACAAAATCAATCAGCTAAAAAGCGAACTTGAGCAAAGCTCAAAAAATTGAGTTAGCGCAACTGCTGGAAGAGCAGGTAAGGCGCAACAAGCAGTCTTATGGCTTGCGGGCTTATGAGCGGCTTTATGACTGGCAGCATCGACTTAATGCGGCAACAAAAGAGCACACGGCATGTTTGCTACTCGCAGCAAATCAAGTGGGTAAATCGCTCACCGGCTGCGTAATAGATTCATTTCATCTAACCGGTGATTACCCGGACGACTGGCAGGGCCACAAATTCGAGCGCCCGCCGATGTGCTGGCTTTTGGGTTACTCGGGAGAGAAAACCCGTGACCTGTTGCAATCAAAACTGTTTGGCCGTTTTACCGCTGGAGAATTTGAAGGCGGGTTGATTCCCAAAGATAAGATAGTTCTGGGCGGTTGGCGCGCTATGACCGGCACGTCTGGGGCTATGCGCGAGGTAAGGGTTAAGCATGTCAACGGCATAGCAACTTGTCAGTTCTGGTCATACTCACAAGGCCAGCACGCGCTTATGGGTGATGTTGTTGACTGGTACCACATTGACGAAGAACCGAAAGACAGTGAGATTTACCCGCAGGTTATAACCAGGACGCTGAACGGTGACCAGGGCAGAGGCGGACGCGGTATTTTGACGTTTACGCCGGAGAACGGGAAAACCCAGTTAGTCTCTAAATTTATGGATGATCCTGTTTCCAGTCAGTACTTGCAAACAGCAACATGGGACGATGCGCCGCACTTGAGCGAAGATGCCAAGGTTTCGATACTTGCCCAGTATCCAGAATATCAACGGGCCATGAGATCAAGAGGCGTCCCGTTAATGGGTGCCGGTTTAATATTCGAGCATTCGGAAGAGGCGATAAAATGCGCGCCCTTTGAAATACCTGCCCACTGGTACTTAATCAACGGCATGGACTTTGGCTGGGATCATCCGCAAGCGCACATACAATTAGCATGGGATATGGGGGCAGACATTTACTATGTGATCCATGCGTTCAAGAAGTCTAAAACCCAGCCATATGAAGCGTGGGAAGTGGTCAAGGGCTGGTCTGAGGGTGTGCCGACTGCATGGCCTCATGATGGGCTACAAACCGAAAAAGGCAGCGCCAAGCAGCAGCGGGAATACTACGACGAGGCCGGGTTTGATATGATTGACGATCACGCGACGTGGGAAGATGGCGGCAACGGGGTAGAGGCTGGGCTGATGGAGCTTAATAATCTGATGAAAACCGGAAGGCTAAAAGTGTTCGCCCATCTTTTCGAGGTGTTCGATGAAATCCGTCAATATCACCGCGTAGCAAAAGCCAACGGGAAAAGCGAGATAGTTAAAATAGGTGAAGATATAATCGATGCTATCCGCTACGCCTACATGATGCGCCGCCATGCAATCCAGAAAAACGATATCGGCGTAGATTGGGAAGAGGAATCCGGCCACTATGAAGAAACAAACGCGATGGGATATTAGCAATGCCAATTAAAGAACTGATTGAATTTGTCGGAAAAGAAAACCTTGTTGATGAGGTTCTGGAAGGCGAGAAAGGCGAACAGATTCTTTCTGATCTTGGCGGCAAAGTAAAGCGGGACTTTGATAGAGACTGGTCGTCTATGGGCGATTGGATGCACGCTGTCGATGAAGGTCTAAAGCTAATGCAGCAGGAATACCGCACAAAGTCAACGCCATGGGATGGAGCTAGTAACTTCAAGTCTCCTATGCTGTCTGAGGCAAGTATTGCGTTTGGTGATAAAGCATCGCTAGAAATATTGCGGGCACGCAACCTCGTTAAAACTGATGTTATCGGTAAGGACAGGGACGGATCAAAGAAAGAATTGTCAAGCCGGGTAGGCGAGGCGATGAACTACCAGGTCAACTACCAGATGAAGGACTGGAGACGTGACCAGAAACGCATGCTTTACATATTGCCTAACGTCGGATGTATGTTTAAGAAAACCGTTTATGACCCGTTGCAGGGCAAGACAGCCTCTCACGTTATCCAATACCCAGATTTTGCAGTGAATCAAGCCACTATCAACATGAGCGAGTGCCAGACGTTTACGCAGATACTCGACGTTGATTTAAATGGACTCATAGAGCGCCAAGCTGCGGGGACGTGGCGTGATATTAGTATTTACCCGGAAGGGTCAGAAGGTGGCGAAGGGTCAAAGGAGTCGGCAGAAACCGAAACCGCGAACGACAATCCAGATAGGTTTTTAGAGCAGCAATGTTTTTTTGATCTCGATGACGACGGATACGAAGAGCCCTATATCGTTACAATCCATGAGCAGACCATGACAGTGATGCGGATCGTGGCGCGTTACGATGATCGGTCTTTTATCGTAAAAACGCCAGAGGGCCGCGTTGTCAACCTTGTTGAGGCCATCAAGCAGGAATCCGCTGCGCTTATTAATCAAGGTTTTCAGCCTCCAGAGATTGCCGATATTGATAAATATGATCTAGTCAGAATTGAACCGATTCAGCCGGTTACTAAATACGGGTTTATCCCGTCGCCTGATGGTACGTTTCTTGATTTGGGTTATTCTCACTTGCTAGGCGCAATCGTTCAGGGCGTTAATACTTCGACCAACCAATTGACCGATGCTGGCACGCTGCGCAATGCGGGGGGCGGGTTCCTTGCCAAAGGGTTTCGTAAAAAGATGGGGACATTACAGGTCAAGCCTGGTCACTACAACTCAACGGACATAGCCGCTAGAGACCTGCACAGCGGCGTATTGCCCAACCCTAACCCAGAGCCAAGCGCCGTACTATTCGCGCTCAATGAGAAGCTAGAACAAAAAGGCAGGCAGTTCGCCGCCATCGTCGATACCAGCGGGCAGATACAGGGCAATACGGCACCGACTACCGCGCTAGCAATTATTCAAGAGGCACTTATCCCAACTTCTGCACTGATGGGCCGGGTACTCGATGGAATGTCTGATGAATTTCAGATTTTATATAGTCTGAACAAGCGCACGTTTGACCCAGAGCTATACAAAACCGTGCTTGATGATCCAGGAGCCAACGCATCGGCTGATTTCAATGATGAATCACTCGACATAGTGCCGACCGCAACACCCGAAATGTCCTCGAAAATGCAGCGCATGCAGTTGGCAACGGTAGAGATGGAAAATATACCCGCTGTCATTTCTGCGGGTGGTAATCCTCTGCCTATCGTGCGGAATTTCTTTGACCGTATCGGCAGTCAAAACCTTGACGAGATATTCCCAGAACAGCCGACCGACCAGCAGGCGGCGGAAATTAAACTATTCCGCGAGTCTCAGGACATTGAGAACCAGCTGCAAGCGCATCAACTAGAGCTAGCACAGTTACAAACCGAGCTGTTAGGCAGAGAGCAAGAACGGCTAGACGCTGAAACAAATATCAAGATCCAGAAAACCATCGGTGAACTAGAGAAACTACGAACCGAAAGCATTTTAAACCTAGAGAAAGCAGAGTCGGAGGAAGTTAAGAACCAGATAAATAAATACACAGCAGAATTGAGCGGAACAATCAGTATGTTAACTGCCATAGGAGCAGAAAATGATAGAAGAAATGCTAGCAGAAGCGAAGTCGCGCCACAGTCGGCAGCCGATCTCACAGGAAGATTATGACGCTTGGCGTCAGAACGACGTAACCAAGCGAATGTTTGAAGAAATAGAAATAGAGGTTTTGGAGCAAGCGCTAGAAGAGATGGATTCAGTAAATCTTGATGAATTGGCTCTTAATACGGCGTTTAACAAGGGGTGCGAGTCGTTCGCCAGAACGACCATTAACTGGTCACCGGAAGGCGTAAGGGGGCCAAACGATGAAGATTAAACCGTTAGGCTTTTACGTATTGTTGGAAATGGTCGAGGTTGAGAAAGTGACAGCCGGTGGCATTGTTCTACCCGAAGACCTTGTTAGCAAAGAGCAGGACGCCACGTCTGTTGGTTATGTCCGCGCTATCGGGCCTACTGCGTTTGCTGGATACCCTGGGTGCGATCCTATCCCCGGTGGACTGCCTGCTGATCAATGGGGTTTGTATATCGGTCAACGGGTTGAATATCGGAAATTCGAGGGCAAGAAATCATCTGAGCCCGGTTACGAAAACTACCGATATATTCCCGATTCTCACATCATAGGAGATGCTGGCAATGGAAGTTAAAGCCAACGAAAACACCAACAAACCGATAACTAATTCGCCCGTCGATGAAATTATCGAGGGCGTAACAGAACAGCCCAACACCGCTGAAGAAACCGCCCGCGCTGGTGGCTGGAAGCCACAAGATGAGTGGGAAGGCGACCCCGCAGAATGGCGAAGCGCTGAAGTATTTAATGAGCGCGGCGTTTGGATGGGCAAGCTAAAAGAGCAGCGCGCCCGTGTTGACCAGATGGAGCAGTCATTCAATACCCGGCTGGAAGGGGTCAACAAGCTACACAAGGTTCAGCTTGACGCGCAAAAAGCAGACCTAGAAAAGAGACGCGATGACGCTATCGATCTAGCAGACCGCGAAGCCGCTAACGGCTATCAGGATCAGATTGACACACTAAACAGCCAGCCGGTTGAGGCTGCGCCAGTCGATCCCGGTCAAGGTAACCTCGATGCTTGGAATGCTGCTAACCCGTGGATATTTGGTAACGATCCAAAAGCCGCTTATGCCAAACAGCAATTTGGCTCCTACCAATCTAGCGGGATGAGTGCCGACCAGGCGTTGGCGGCGATGGAAACCGACGTAAACCGGGCATTTCCTGAAATCAACCCGAGCCGCGACAAGCACCCTAGTTCGGAAGGTGGGAGCAGGCCGGGTGGTAAGCGGTCAGCGCCCAAGCTGACTATGGCAGACCTTACCCGAGAAGAAATGGGTATTTGGAAAACGGTAGGGTCAAGCTGGGGTAGTCAGGCTGAATTTTTGCAAGCGGTACAGGACGACAGGAGCCAATCATGAACGAACGCAAAGAGCGAAGCGACAAAGGAATTAAGCGAGGCCGTACCGGTGCAGATACGCCGCCCGCTATGCAGCATCAGGGGCTAGTTGAGGGCAGCCGGGAAGAGGTCGCGCACTCATCAGGCAGGCCACCAAGGATATCGATGAACAACATGAAAAAGCTAGGTTTTAGCGAAGGGCTAATGGAAGACGGCTATTATTACCGATGGTTCCAGGATCGAGATGGTCGAATATCTCAGGCGCAAGCGGCTTATTATGAGCCCGTAACCGATGAACAGGGTAATAACACGACCCGGCAAAGCGGGCCTTACACCATGCAGTTGATGCGTCTGCTTGCTAAATATCGAGACGAAGATTTAGCCCTGAAAAAAGCAGCTGTTCAGGCCACGCTTGAAACCGAAGCAGGTATAGGGCACAATGAATACGCGCCCGATCCAGAAACGGGCAGAGCAGAAGGCGGAAATAGCGCCATTCAACGCAGCGTTGAAAGTTAATTTAGAAATCTAGGCTCGTCAAACGGTAGACCGCCGGAGTTGATCGAGAAACGAAAGGGGAAACCCTAACTTTTTTCTTTTAATTACGGAGGTCTACCATGCCTGGTGGATTCAAACTCGCCAATACAGACTCGCAAGGGGATGTAACCGGCAAGCAGAAAACCTTTTCTGTTCTCGCAGCAACCGCAGAAGTGGTTGTCCCTGGTGATCTTGTTCGCATTGCAGGCACTGCAAATGCTCAGGGCGTCGCTAATGTTGCTATTGCCCCTGCCACTACCGCAAGCACTGGCGTTGTCATGTCGATTGACCCGACTTTTGCCGGTGAAGCGCTGTCGCAAACTCACCACGCAGCATCTACTCTAGGCACGATCAAGGTCAACGTTGACCCGAACGCGCTTTATGAGGTTGATGTTGCCAATGGGCCGCTTGCCATTACCAACGTTGGGCAGAATTGCCCGGCTGTTGTAACCGAAGCAACCGCTTCTGGCAGCCTATTCCCATCGGTGATGACTGCAAACGCAACCGGAGCCGCAACTACTGCAACCTTGCCTTTACGAATCGTCGCCTTGAAAGAGGATGCCGATGGTGTTCTGGGTAATGTTGCCATCGTTCGGTTGAACGCTACTACCGTCGCGCCCGGCGCAACAGGAGTTTAAGACATGAGCGGAACTATTTCAACGGGTTCAGTCCCACGATTACTCCAAGAAGGCGTCAATAAGGTCTTTGGTAATTCTCTAAAGGAACATTCGTCGAAGTACGATAAGATGTTCATGGTTGAGAGTTCGTCCAAGGCGTTTGAAGTTGACGTTCAACTTGAAGGCTTTAACCGTGCTTCTAGCAAGCCTGAAGGCGATGACATTACTTTTGATTCTCGTCAGCAGGGCTTCACCCCGAAGTACATTATGAGCACCTTCGCCAAGGGCTATATAGTCACTGAAGAAGCGCTTGAAGATGAACTTTACGGTCAGCTAAACGACGGCGCTCGGGCTCTAGCCAGTGTAATGAACATCACCAAAGAGATTGAAGCTGCTGCGATTTACAATAATGGTTTTGATGCTGGTTCGCTGATGGTTGATGGCGATGGTGTATCACTGTTCTCTACGGCTCATTCTAACGGGCCATCGGGGGGCACTTACTCCAACCGGCTAGCTGTTGACGCTGATCTTTCTGAGGCTTCTTTGGAAGATATGCTGATCCAGGTTCAGACGGTGGAAGATGCACGCGGTTTAGCGAAAGCTTTGCAGGCGGTTCGGTTGATTCATGCGCCAGCAAATGCTTTTGAAGCGCAGCGTATTTTGGGTTCAGTGCTGCAAAACGACACGGCTAACAACGCCACCAACGCTATTCGTGATATGCACGCGGTTCGAGATGGGAATCTATCTAATCCTTTCTTGACTGATACGACTGCATGGTTTCTGACTACTGACGCGCCTCAAGGACTGAAATACTTCAGCCGTAGGGCAGTTAGATTTGGTCAGGATAACGCGTTCACTTCGGGTAATGCTCGATTTAAAGCTGATGAGCGTTATGCTTTTGGCTGGACTGACGCACGCGGGGCTTTTGGCTCGGCAGGCGATTAAACGGGAGGGCTTCGGCCCTTCTTTTTTAATTAGTTACTGGCCCTTAACGGGTTGCTTTGGAGAAAGACATGAGTGGTACTAATTTCCCTAATGGTTTAGTTACGCGCCAAAAATTTGGCGGATCTTCGGCTGGATTTAAAAGCGCAGCTAGCACTAAATTTATTAACAAAACTGCCGTTATTCGGTGCGATGCACAGACGGCTGAGACACAAACTCAATTCACGTTGCCAGCTAGCGCAATTGTTAGCGATGTGTTCCTGAACGTAATCACGGTTGACGCTACCGAAACCGTTAACGTTGGCACGATGGGCACGTCAAACGATCCTGATGGGTACCTGGCAGGGGCTTCTTTGGCTACCGCTGGGCTGGTATATGGCTCGTTAGCTGATGGCGCGGTTACTCGTGGTGCGTTACTGTTTGAGATAACTGAGGCGACCACCGCAGCGGCTAGAATGCCTGATATTACTGCTGGTGGCGATCCTGTGTCTTATACCTGTTCAGCGGGTTCTGATACGGCGGTTTTCGACATCATTATCGAATACGCTGAAGTCGTTACCGAGGCCAGCTAACCATGGCCCGGCGAACGGTTACATTCGCGGGTGAAACTACTAAGAGCTTCGTCGCTAATCAGAGGCGCGGTTCTGAGTACAACGCAACAATCCAGAACCTAACCGACCAATCTATAACTATAACTGCTACTAATGATGACATCCAAGGCGATAGCCCAACGTTTGCTGCATCTGGCCTTGTCGTTGCAGCTGGCGCGCTGGGATCGTTAACAGCCGCCTATGATGGATGGCTGTTAACGGCATCGGGGCCAGCTAATGGCACCGTTAGCATCGTAGAAGCTGGATGAAAAACAGATTTGTTAGGGGTGATCACAATGTCATTTCTGATGACTCTGGGCAGAAGTTTAAGCGGTCAGAGATGAGGTATACTTGGGATGGGCTGTTAGTCCATGCTGCAACGGAATGGCAGCCCAAACAGCCCCAGATTGATATACGGGGCAGGAATGAGAAAATAGCAGTGATCAACGGCACCAGGACGCAGTCTGAAGATTTACCGTTGTTAAACCCGACAATAACTAAGGCTCAAATGGTATGAGCGCAGTTCTAACGGCAACGGCTCAGGACATTGTTACCGGCGCTTTGCGGCTAATTGGCGAGGTTGATGCCAGCCAGTCGGTTGACGCCGTTGAAATGCACGACGGGCTAGAATCCCTAAACTACATGGTTAAGAGCTGGCAGGCTCAGGGGCTGCACCTCTGGACTAAAACCGAGGGAGTTTTATTTCTTGATGCTGGCAAAACTGATTACAAATTAGGGCCAGCCGGTGATTATTCTGGCAATTTTGATGATTTTGTTAATACTGCGCTATCAGTGGCCGGGGCTGTTTCTGATCAGACCCTAACTGTCGCCTCAACAACTGGCATGGACGGTGCTGATGATATATTGCCTTCTGACCCTTCAGAATCTACGCAGGGATGGACGGCAGTCGGTGGAACTATCGCCATTGTTGACGGCTCGATGGTGGTATCGAATGCAACGCCTGTATCTGGTGAGGCAGAGAGAACTATAGAATCGCTGGTGCCGGGTAGGGTTTACCGGGTTATCTCTGGTTTCACTCTGGGCTCTAGCGTATCGGTAACGTATTCGATTAAGGACGGTGCAACCACGCTAGGCAGCGAGACTTTAACCGCTTCTGGAACGTCTAAATTTGAATTTACGGCCACGCAACTAAGCCATACGTTTGAAATACTGAACGGAGATACCGGCACCACTAACACCACCACAACCGATTCAATTGTGATTCTGGATACTACGACCGGTGACTTGGTTGGCGTGCGCCTAGATGACAACACCCGGCAATGGACTAAAGTCGTTGAGGTGTTGAGCGCTACGCAGATTTACAATGCGGACGGGCTGACTGGATCAGCTGCCATTGGTAAAAGCGTTTTCTCTATCCCTGAGCTTCTACATCGCCCTGTGAGGTTGTTACAGCTACGACGGGGTAGCATTGGTTCAAATAGCGAGATAGAAGCTAACCAGTGGTCTCGTGAGGAGTATTTCGCCCAGCCTAACAAGCAATCGCAAGGCACTATCAATAACTGGTATTACTCGCCACAGCTTGCCGATGGTCGGCTTTATGTTTGGCAAACCGCCAACGATGTAGACCAGCTGGCTCGATTCACTTATGAGCGGCCAATTAACGTTACTGAGGAGACCTCAGACGCGCCAGATTTCCCGTCAGAATGGTTTATGACGTTGAAATATAACTTGGCTGTCGAAATTGCCCCAGAATACCGGATTCCACAAGACCGATTAGCAGTTCTTCAATTTAAAGCCGCTGAGATGCTAGAAAACTCGCTAGGATTTGACCTTGAAACGGCGGGCCTATCAATGCAGCCGGATTTCACATAGTGGCGCGGGTAGAGCTTAATTTTGCTGATGGCTTTTACGTGAGCCAAACGCCGCCCCTGATAGATAAAAGGGTGGTTAATTGTTACCCGGTGATTCCGCAAGCCGACGCAGCGAGTAAGCGCGCCTTGTTGGGCACGCCTGGCATTGGAGATTTTTCTGATCTTGGCAGCGGCAATAGTCGTGGGGTGATTGTTTTTAACACTGGGATTCCGTACCGGGTCATTGGTAATTCATTGGTGTCTGTTTCATCGACTGGGGTTATTACCGACCACGGCAGAATTTCTGGCAGCAGTGACGTATCGATGGATAGCAACGGTATTAATATAGCAATCCAAGACCCGCGCGGGGATAGCTATTTTTTTACGCCATCGACCGGAGTTTTAGAACTAAACAATGGGTCAGTTTTTAATAGCTTCGGGCAGGCTGAAACCGTAACGTTTAAAGACGGGTTTTATTTCTACACTACAAAAACTATATTTTTCAGTTCATCACCAAAAACACAGAACGATGGCAAAGATTTTAACGCGCTAGATTTTGCTGATGCTGAGATCAGCCCGGATAGAATTACGGCAGGCCATAACAACCACAATCAACTTTATATTTTCGGCAAAGAGACTGGTGAGGTTTTCCAGACGATAACAACTTCTGGTTTTCCCGTGCAGAGGATAGCAGGTGCCCTAATACAGAAAGGTTGTACTGCTCCAAACTCCATAATTGATTTTGATAACAGCTTCCTTTTTATCGGGGGTGGGGCTGGCGAGAAGCCTGCTATATGGATGGCTAGAGGATCGAGTGCAACTAAGTTATCGACCAGCTCTATAGACCAATTGATTCATAAAAACACCGATGCCGACATAGGATTGGCTCGGGCCTTCTCATACGCTGAGAATGGCAACTATTTTGCCGTGTTTACTGTTGGCGATCATACGTTTGTATACGACGCGGCGACTTCAGCGCTATCAGGTCAGCCAGAATGGCACGAACGGCAGACCGGCGTCACCGATGGCAACGGATTTCAGCCATGGAGAGCTATCCACGGCGTGAGCGCTTATGGGTCGATACAAGTAGCCGATGATCGTTCTGGTAAAATTGGGGTTCTTAGTTCCGGCATTAAAACCGAATACGGCGAAAAGATAGAGCGGTTTTTTACAACAAAGCCATTCATCAACCAAGGCGATCAGGTTTTTAGCCATGAGATAGAGATATTCATGCAAACCGGAGTTGGTGACGAAACCACGCCAGACCCAAAGATCAGGATGGATTATTCAGACGACGGTGGGCGAAAATTTAGCAGTGAAATCCCTAAGTCCATGGGGGCTATCGGGCGATATAAAGACCGAGTGAGGTGGTCTAGGATGGGGAGTTTCCCGATGACCAGAATGCTTAGGTTCAAAATGTCAGACCCGGTTGATTTCAACGTCTATTCATTATTTGCAAATGCGGAGACGGTTACTAGTGGCTGATATTTTCCCGCCAAGGCGTGATGAACCTTTAATCAATGAGTTTGGATTGCCCACGTTGAGGTTTGCGGAATATTTAGAAGGGGTGTCTGCGGTTGCTTCTTCTGATCAGTCTAGCGGTAGTGAGAGCACGGTTCCGCTTTCTTACCAACTATCGCAACAGATAGGGACAGGTGACCCGCTAACAAGCGATGAAACCGGATTTACTGTTGATTCAACGCTGCTATCAGTGGATATGACGGAAGCATAATGGCCCAACAAATAGTAAACGTAGGTACTGAGGCAAACGATCGAACGGGCGATGATTGGCGCACAGCGTTTATAAAAACAGTTTCTAACATATCAGAGCTTTATGCCGCCCTGGGCTCAACTGTTTACGTGTCATCTGAGGCTGATTTTCCTACGCAAGATGGAACCACCATAACACTAGAGCAGAACACAGTTTATGTGTTAGGAGCTTCATTCACGGTTGCCAAACACTTCGTATGCCAAACCGGGTCAAGCATTACTGGCTGGAGTCAAAACGGATACACGCTGACATATAGCGGAACCGGTTCGATGTTTGAGATAACCGACGCTAGTTTTTATATCCATGATATCAACGTTTCTTGCCCATTAGCTCAGGTTTATAACGCGGCAGACTCGCTCGGAGGTGTGCACACCTTCAAATCTCAATCCGTGGAAATATCAGGGGCGGCGAAGTGGGGCACTTTCGATGATTTACGGATAATTATTGTCGATTCATGCGGCGCGCCCGGGGTGGACGACGGTATTTCTTTTGCCGGTAGCAGCATGGTTGGCGTGCTAATGTCGAATAGCGGCATGCAATCAACGAGCGCTTCTTTTAAAGGAATCGATTTAGACTCCGCATCTATCCCGTTTATGGATTTGGCATCTCTCAGGATGTTCGCGCCAGCCGGTGCCTATGGCATTTCTGGGCTTGCTAGCAACGGCAACATACCTAGCGGTTCAATAGCTGATGTGACCGGGTGCGCTTTCCTTGGCGGCATGACCGATTTAGAAAATATCACGGTTGATGACGTTCGATGGAATTTTACTAAAAACAACCCAACCGAAGACACCAACCCGGTAGCGATGGCGTCAGTTAACGGCAATTCTACTGAGACAGTTATAGCAGCGGTTAACACACCTGTTAAGGCTGTTGGAGTCGCCACGATAGAGGCTTCTTCGTTTTTCACGGTTGATACCAGCCTAAAAGCGACTTATATCGGGGAGAGGCAAAAAGCGTTTTTAATCGATATAAACGCGACGATAGAGTCTGCTTCAGGCACCAATAAAGATATTTCTATCTATCTCGCAAAAGACGGAACGGTCATAGCAAATAGCGCAAAAACTAACAGGGTGGGTTCTGGCGACCCCAAAAACACAACGGTATTCTGGACTGTTGATCTAGTCGAAACCGAAAATATAGAGGTTTACGTAGAGAACAATTCTGACGCTGTTAATCTGATCGTGACTGATGCAGTATTGAGAGCGCACTAATGACCGCCGTCGTGATGGTGAACAGCGCTCAAAACGCGGTAGTCGATACTAAAGAGCTGATGTACACCGCATCAGGCGGTGGAACTCGGATAACGTCATTCGCTGCCTCTAATAGCGGGCCATCTAGCGTTCATTTTAAAGCGTATCTATATGATTCAACCGACGTAGAATTACCCGCAGTTATCCCGCTAACAATTGTGGTTAAAGATCGGGTTAATTTAGGGGCGGCACTGATTGGTCAGTTTATCCCGGCTGGCGGGGCTTTATGGCTAGAAAGTAGCGGCCCGCTAACATTTAGAGTTACCGGTGACAATGTTTAGGGTGATGTTTTGTTATATTTAAAAGCCGCCGGATCAGTTGAAGAAGTCGAGCCGATTTTAAAAGCGCCAGAACTGTTCGACAGAATCGCAGAGGATGGAATTTCGATAGATGACTATGAAATAGAGTTTAATGGTCACCAGAGGTATATGATGGTTATGCTAGATGATTTGGCTATCGGCGTGTGGAATCTATACCCGGTCAACAGTGTAACGTTAAACATTCACTGCAACATTTTGGAGCAATATCGAGAGCATGGCAAACAGGCAGGACGACTAATTTTAGAGTGGTTTGTTGGGGAGTGCCCAAAGCAATACCAAAAATTAAACGCTGAAATACCGGTTATTTATCCCGAGGTTTATCACTTTACCAAAAACTTTGGTTTTAGTGATGAAGGGATCAACCGGCAATCTATTAAAAAGAATGGCGTTTTGGTTGACCAGAGCCGGTTAGGAATAACCATGGCGGAGGTTATAAAATTCTTAGGGGCTCAAAATGAGCAAAGTTAAAGACACTTTTTTTGGCGGTGCGGAGAAAAAAGCCGGTAAAGCACAGGCAGAAGCATCGCGGGAAGCGGCCAGGCTAACTAAAGAACAGTTTGAAGAAGTTAAGGCTCGACTTGATCCGTTCATAGACCCTGCCGAAGACTCTCTTGGTCTTCAGTCTGCATTATCTGGGGCATCTGGCGCAAGGGCTCAACGGAGGGCTTTCTCGAGGTTTGAAGACGATCCGGGCACTGAGTTCTTGCGCGAACAGGGGTTAAGAATGATCGATACCGGGGCCGCTTCAACCGGTGGGCTTGGTGGCGGAGACAGGCTTCGAGAGCTGACAAAATTTAGTCAAGGGCTAGCATTACAAGACCTTAACAATCGGTTCAACCGCCTAGGAGCTGTGACCGGGACTGGTTTGCAGGCTGCGTCGGCTTTGGGTGGCGTAAGCGCTGGGGCAGCAGCTGGGCAAGCGGCGGCTATTCAAAATGCTGGGTTAGCTAAGGCGGGCGGTATTACTGGTTCTGCTCAGGGGTTTAAAAGCGGCCTTATGTCCACTGGGGCACTGCTTGCTTCTGATGAGCGGCTGAAATCTAAAATAATATCTGTTGGGAAACTTAAAAGCGGCCTTGATTGGTGTAAATGGGAATGGCGTGATTTTGCCCGTAAAATTGTAGGAAACCAACCGCCTGAAGGCGTAATCGCTCAAGAAGCAATAAAGGTATTCCCTGATGCTGTCGTGTCTGTTGATGGCTACCTGCGCGTAGATTATTCGAGGATTTACTAATGGCCGATGGATTTTTTCAGGGGTTAAAAGCGTCTGCTAGGCCCGTTGGGGAGGGTTTGCTTGCTTTTACGACGGGGACGCCGTTACCGCAGGTTAAGCAGCAATTAGGCGAGGAAAGGCTAGGACTGCAATCGTCAAGAGATCAAACCCGCATGGCTTCATTAGCTAGCGGTGCGGCTCAACTTAAAAACATACAAGACCCACAGAGAAAGCTAGAGTTCCTAACCAATAGAAAGGCCGAATTGCAGCGGGCCGGAATAGGCACAGAAGATACCGACGAGGCTATTCAGTTAATAAATCAAGGCAGATTCGACGAACTTGAAGAGGTGACCGATCAAGCTATTCAGATTGGTCAGCGCATGTCGGGCCGTGGCCCTTCTGAGCAGTTCTCGCCAGTCACCGACGACCAAGGGAACATTATAGGGCAGCGATCAAGCGCTACCGGCAGGGTTGTATCTGACCCGCGTACGGTTAAGCCTGAAGGGCTTACGAATGAGCAGAGCAATTTCGAGGCTATGACTAAAGGTTTTACACCAGATCAAAAAATGGATGCACGCCTTGAGTGGGCGGGTATCCGTCCAGAAAGCGGAGACGCGGCACAAATAGACACCGGATCAGCTGAGAAGCTGGTCGAAGGGCTACCGGATTCGGTGCAGTCCAAAGGGCTTGCAGCATTTCTAGCCGCTGGTGGTGGCAAAGATGGCGTTAAGGCTCTACAGAAAGCGGTGGAAGTGTCGTCTGCTGAAGTTTCCCGCGCTGAAATTCCGCAAATGCTAGACGCTACATTCCCTAATGCTTCACCGGCGGAGCGAGATCAACTAGAGGCGGCTGCAACATCTGGAAAGACCGTTGAATCTGGCCTCAAAGCCGCAGAAGGCATCAGGGCAGAACAGCGCAGGCTTAAGAAGGCCAAAGGCTTTCAGGAACGCGCTTTGCAGTTGTTGGATAACGTTTTGGGCAGTGATCAAATCGGCGATGTTACCGGGTCAATAGAGGGCCGCTTTGATTTTCGTGCATTTTCTGACGCAGAAGCAGAGCTGATAACCGATATAGAAGAGCTTCAAAATATATTGACCGCCGATAATATGGATTTGATGACCGGCGTTCTGTCCGAATCAGATATCAAAATACTTAAAAACTTGTCATCCGGCGCGCTTAACCGGGTAAGAGGTGAAGGCAGGTTCATTAAAGATGTTACAGGACTAAGGGACAAATTGAGCGCCAAGTTAGTCGAGACCGTCGATGACACCGATAACAAAGAGCGGCTGACCTTCGATCCAGAATCAGGCGAGCTAGTAGCCCGATGACTATCGAGGTTGAAGTTAAAGGAACTAATCAGGTTGCAGAGTTCCCAGACGGGACGCCCCCAGATGTTATTAAGCAGGCGTTGGCTAAGCATGCGGGGAAGTCTGAAGAGTTCGCCGGGGCCGGGATTATTGAACCAGCATTAGCGGTCGGAAGCGGTCTAGCTACGACCATTGGCGGCGGCTTGGCAGGCATTGCAGCCGGCTTGTTGCCAGGCGAAGAAGGTGCAGCGGGGCAGGCAGTCGAGGCCGTGCAATCAAAATCATTCCAGCCTAAAACCCAATCGGGAAAAGAAAACCTTGAAACGCTAGGACAATTAGTTGAACGCGGCATTGATATTGTAAACATTCCGATTTCAGGATTAACCGGAATCGCTGAATTAGTGGCCGGGTTTGGCCCTGATGAAGCAGCGCAGGCAATCCGAAAAGTTCAGGACGAGGGGCTCGGAAAATCAGCGGGTGGCAGAGTGTTTGATACCACTGGCGACCCTTTGGCCGCTACGGCTGTTGAGAGCTTGCCAACGCTGTCAGGTGAGTTGCTAGGACTGAAGGGAGCGGGTAGCGCCATTAAAGGGGTTAAAGCCGCTACTGGCAAGGCTGCTAAAGCCGTTGAAGAAGCCGCGCCTGTTGTCGGTGAAGCCGTTAAGGCAGCAGCAAATCAAACAGCAAAGCAGATATTTGAATTTCAACCGCCAGCCCGTCAAAAAATAACTAACTTGCTGCTCGAAGGATCGACCGACGCAGAGACAGCAGGGTTTCAGCTGCTAGATAAAGCAGGCAAGCCAAAAGCGGTTAAAAACCCATTGGCCCGCGAGGCAATGAAGCAGGGGTTTGATCCTGGGGTGATTGCAGCCGTAAGCCAAGCCACAAAAGCCGACAAAAAAGCCATGTTGAAAATGGCTAACATCATGGAGCGAGGAAAGCGCAATCGAAGGTTTGCATCGTCCAACCGGCCAAGTGATGTGGTGGGCGATACGCTGTTATCAAGAGTTAAAACAATCCGTAATGCTAACCGGGCATCAGGCCGTGATATTGACCGGATAGCGCAATCGTTAAAAGGCAAAGAGTTAGACATATCCGAAGCTGTTGACGATTTTGCCGAAAGCATGGGACGGTTAGGCGTTGATCTTGTTGATGACGGTAAAGGCGGTTTTAAGCCTAATTTTGAAAACTCACAATTAGCACCGGGAGACCGTGGTCCGCTTCGAGAAGTTATTCGTCAAATGAATATCAGGGGGGCAGGCGGGATTGATGGACTGACCGTTCACAATATGAAAAGGACCATTGATAACAATGTGACGTTCGGTAAAGTCAAAACGGGTATGGGTGGCGATGCAGAAAGAGCGTTAAAGTCATTCCGGGCCAAACTAGACGGCGCTTTAGACGGGACATTCCCTGAATACAACACGGTTAACGTTACCTATGCTGATACTGTTGGGGCTCTGGACGCATTGCAGTCAGCAGTTGGCACAAAGTTAGACATGGCAGGGGGTCATGCTGATAAAGCGTTAGGCCAGAAGCTCAGGGGCTTAATGAGCAACAATGCTACCCGAATCAATCTTTTGGATGCAGTTAATGAAATTGAGGGCGTTGCGCGCAAGCATGGCCCACAAGGCAAGTTAATGATCGAAGGAAAGGGGCTAGGGCGTGACGACTTGCTGAATCAAATATTGTTTGTTGATGAACTTGATTCTCTGTTCGGGCCGGTTGCCAGAACTAGCGCTCAGGGTCAGATAGATCAAGCGATAAAGCGCGGGGCTAAGGCGGTTGGCACCAAGTCTGGAGCCGCTGATCTAGCTGTAGAAGGCGTTGCAAACCTAGCTGAAAGGGTGCGCGGTGTTAATCAAGAGTCGGCGTTCAAATCAATTAAACAACTATTAAAATCAGGAGAACAATAAAATGTCTAGCCGTTTTGTAATGCCGTTCGCGGACGTAGGCGATGGAATTAGCCCGGCTGATGGTGCCAAGTTGCATTTTTTAGCAACAGGGACAGACGATGACAAAAACACGTTCACTGATGAAAGCTTGGGGACGCCCAACGCTAACCCGGTTATTGCCGATGCTGATGGCGTTTTCCCTGATATCTGGATGAACGATGGTGACCGCTACAAAGTCAGGCTCACATATAAAAACAATGCACAGGTTTGGGAGGTTGACCCGGTAATTGGCGGGCTTTTAAATGGTGCTTCTGGGTTGATATTTGATACCGTGGCGGCGATGAAGTTGACTGATGGCGTTGCAGGGCAGCGGGCGACCACATTAGGATATTACGAAGCCGGTGATGGTGGCGGGGCTGTTTACCTAATTTCAGCGGCTGCATCTGTTGACGGCTATGGAGACCACACGTTAGCCAACGGTACTATCGCATTGCTCCAAACTGATTACGTAACTGGATTCCAATACGGCGCATTGACCGCAGACGCGACCGAAGAGTTGCAAGCGGCGATAACCGCGCAGGCTTTCTCAAAGCTGCATTTAAACGAATACGTTCACACAATCACAGCGGCATTAACGACAATATCGCCATTGATTATCGAGGGATCAGGCGCTTTTGCCCCAACAGACGTTAATGAGGGCACGGTAATCAGCAACGTGACCAATGACGTGGAGGCGTTTGTTTTTGACGGTAACGCCGGGCGCGTTGACCGGATGCGGATGCGTGATCTGACGATCCTCCATGAAGCGGCCACAAAATACGCTATACGTGCAGATTGGGCTCCATTTTTCGAGGCTGACAATGTAGTTATAGACTGTAACGGGGTTGGTTTCGGTGGAATTTTATTCGGTGATGAATTAGATACGCCGGTTTCTCAGGCGTTTCTAGGTTCAGGCAAAACGCTGAGAATCATTGAATACACTGACTATGGGGTGCGCGTTAATTCAACCGGCACCCTCTGGAATTTTACCAACTGCATCGTGGGGTCTAGTGTTGATGGGGCGGTTGGTGGTTTTTTCAATAAAGAAGGCGTGCGACTAATCGGCGGCCAGTGGAGTTCTAACAATACCGGTGGCATCTCAATATCTGATTACAATTCTGGATCAGGTGACCGAGAAGGCAACGTTTTTGAGGGCCAGGTATTTGAAAGCACGTCTAACAAATGCGTATCCTTCGACGGCGATACCAGGTCAGTAGTGGGCGGTCGACTGCAGGATGCCTACGCAAACCTATCTAGCGTGTCTGGTGTCGTTTGTTATTTTGGCCGTGCTAAACAATGCACGATTGAAGCGCCGAAAATCAAAAACCCAACAGGCGGCGGTACTCTTTGTGAGTGGAGCGCCAACGCCAGGGAATGTGTTTTAATTTGCGATATTGAAGGGGCACAAGCGCCTGTTACGGTTGATGCTTCTGCTGTCAGAGCGCTTAAAGTTGTAACCGGCGTAGTTGGAACGTCAGACTTCTCGTTAATCACTACCGATTCAAATATGACGACCATGTTAAAAGACGGTCTAGTGAGCCTGCCTCCTGAATTTGTGCCGGTGCATAATGGCGTTGCCTGGAATTTTCAGACAGTAACCCTTTCAGATGACACGGCGATCAGCTTCACGCCACCTACTGTTATGGGCCAGCTGAGGGTTATTAACGACGACGACGCTAGCACCTTTGGAATAATTGCATACAACGCAGACGCCACAACGGCTCAATGTGAGGCGATAGCAGCTGGGAGTAGTTTTGAGGCAACCACGGGCGCTCTTAACGGCACCACCGGAACGAATAACACTGTGACAGTATCAGCCGATACAAACGGTGATATTTACATAGAAGCTCGCAAAGGGACGGCTAATTTAACTGTATTCTTTGAATCAGCGGTTTTCGGAGTTTGATTTTCAATATCGGCTAACGGGAATAGTGATGCCTGAAATAAATTTTGATCAGTTGGGTATAGCAGGAGTGACTATAGCGCTTTTGCTATGGGGGCTAAAGTTAGCCCTATCTAAAATAGAAAAGCACGAGGCGACAATAGAAAACCTGCATGATCGCAATGCTGAGACATTAACCGAAACGCTGAAGTCACAACAGGAATCACATTCTATCCTGTCTAAAGCCATTGATTATTTTCAACACGGGCGGCGTGATGTTTAGCTTTTTGTTGAGGAAGAAGCCGCGCGAATCATTGGCTGAAAAAATAGCTAGAATTGAAGCGCTAGAGGAATCTAATAAGAAGGCTAGGCTTGAAAACAAAGAACAGAGGATTATCTGCGACGCCACAATGAACAGCTGGGACAAACGCAGAAAGCCGATTAACCCGTGATTAAATTTCTGGTCGTTCACTGTTCAGATTCCCCGCAAGGCCGGGGCGATGATGCTGCCACAGTCCATCGTTGGCATTTGGAGCGGGGCTGGTCAGGAATTGGCTATCATTCCGTTATTTTGGAAACTGGTGAACTACAGCAAGGCCGCCCGGATTATTGGCAAGGCGCGCACGTCATGGATTTTGACGGTGACGGAGAAGGCAACAACAACGACTCGCTAGGCGTTTGTCTGATCGGGCTAGGCGGTGATGCTACAGAAAGCCAGAAAGCGGTTTTAAGGCTTGTGCTGAATGCTTGGCTCGCTAAATACCCAGAGGCCGAGGTTGTAGGCCATAGAGACCTAGACAGCCGCAAGAGCTGCCCAGGCTTCGACGTTAAGGGCTGGTTTTACTCAAGGCGGTAATCTACAAATCGTCTGGCGGGGTGAGGTAGCCAATTATCGTTGTTTTGGCTGCGTCCCATCCCACGCATAGAACTGCTAAATAACCAGCATCGTTTAAGTCCTGCATCCACTGAATTTGCGGCTTGGTTGCTTTGCCTGCTTGCTTGCCGGGTTCCTTTGGCCTTTTTAACTCAATATACAGCCCGTGGAATCCGTGGCGAGATACAGGCAGGCAGACATCAGGCACTCCGCGCTTGACACCTTCGGCTTTGAGTTTCTTTGCTACCGCTGGGTGGCGCTGCCCGCCGTTTGGAATGGCAAACATCATTGATAGCTCTGGATGCTTTCCTTTGGCTCTGTCAGCCCAATCGAACAGCGCGACTTGGTGGCTATGTTCGCTCATTCCACACCCTCGATAAGATCGAGCGCTTTGGCTATAGATCGAGATTCTCGCCGGATATGGCGGTAAATTTCTCTAGCAACGGCATCGTTGCCGATGATGTTGCCTAGATCGACCGCGCAGCACTCTCGACACTTGCCACCAACTGCCGGTTGATTGCACCGATGAGTAGAACAATGACTCATAGTCACTTGCCCATGCCTATAGTTAGCTCTTAGTGCTCGCAGGGCGCGATAAAAATCATCTTGTTTGCTCATATCGTTACCTTTTTAGTCGTAAATATTTTTGATCGCACTCCATGAATCTACAATTAACGCCATCGGAACGCCTATTAATAATGATAAAATCAAAAGGGGTGATATTAGAGTTACCGAGTATATATTTTCTCTCCTCCACACATCCACAGGAATCGTCAAGACTTCATAAAGCAGGGTTTCTTTGAATGTCATATCGTCCCCCGAGAGTAAGCGCCGCGCAAGATAGCGGCTGAAGCAGAGCATAAATTACGCGGCAGTTTCATGGGCTTTTCCGGCCTAACATGCACGGGCGGCGGGGGCTCTCTTTTCACCCCTGTTAGCTTGAACGCTGTATTTACGTTAGCGCACTGCCTGCAACGTATCGCCGGGTCTTTCTTTTTGTTTAGATCGCTTAGCCTTACCGTTTGCTCTTTTACACATTTGTGTGACATATTAGCATCGCAACGCACTACAACTTTTGGCCGGTCGCCTGTCTCCCTGTGGGGAATGCGTATCACCACCCTGTCGCCGAATTTATCGCCAATCTTCGCATAGACTCTATTGGTTCTACCTCTGCCCATCTACCCGCCCTCGTTTTCGAGAAATTCTGTGATTTTTTGTGACAGCGCTTGGAACTCCAGCACTTGGCCGAACCGATCCACAAAATCCATCAGCGCGCTATGGCCTTCGTTTGATTCCTGAATGGCTGATTCCGTTCGTTCTTCATCGCTCATTGGGCTACCTCGTTAAAAAATGCCACGGCTTCGGCGCTCAGTTGGTCTTTGATGTACTCGATAACGTCGTGCGCGTGATCTTCGACAAAGCCAATCACTTGTGATTCATCGCCTGTGCAGTTTTCTAGCGTGTCGATCCATTCCGTTGCAGTTGCGCCGCCATCGCTAACCATGCCGTTTACGATAGCCTTGTTTGCTGTTTTCTCCCCCTTGTCAAAAGAATTGAATAGCGACGTAAACACCGGAACCGGTATCGTTTTGGAAAATACGAACATCCCCAGGTTGTCTCCTTTTTCCATGAGATCGACGAAAAACTCATTCTGATCAACCGACGCTTGGCCCATGTTCGGGCTGTTAACGATAGGCTCGAAACCTTCATTCTGATTGGACAGATCAACGGCAACCGCCATTCTTTCAGAGCCGGTCGACCGCGGCCACATTTTGAAGGCGCGACGAACTACAGTTTTCTTGCACTGTTCGGTGAAGTCGGTAAACCATGGCCCTTTTTTCTTTTTGGCTGATTCAGATCGGGCCTTGATGCTCTCCAATTCTTCGAGCGTCATTATGGTGGTCAGGAAATCGCCGTCAGCCGTCTTTGCTACGCAATACGCGCCAACGTATGGGCCGCGCTCCGAAGGCTTCGCAAACGGGCTGTAAGTGTGATTAGGGGCGTTTCCTGGGCCGTTGTCGGTGAATGAGTCGTTCTCGTGAACCATTGCCGACTGCACCCACTTAATCGAACCTGAGTCGGTCGCCAGCTTGCACATGCCCATATACGAAACATCGAGGCAGACTTTGCCCTTGCGCGGGATTAGGTAGGCCAGCTTTTCGGCAGGGTTTAGAGATAGCCCGATTGCCGCGATGTTGGTGACTGCCATTTGAAACGAAACAATATCGTTTTGTGCGACACCGGCTAAATAGTCGTTATTTTTAAGAACCTGCAAAGCAAATCCTTTCTCAGCCTCAAACTGCATCGACTGGGGCGCAATGGCTAAGAATCGTTCTTCGGTTGCTAATATCGCCTTAGCTGGCGTTAATTGTTGGGTCATTTCACTTCTCCTTGTTTAAGTTTTCCCGGCGCTCGATCTCTGCCGCTAGCCGTGGGTAGTAGTGCTTGAACTTCCATTTGAACGGGTTGATGCGAAGACCCCACCGATACGCTGAATCAATATCATCATGATTATGATGATCGTCAATTAGCCGTAATCTGTCTTCAATGCTGCTTGAATCAATAACATTCCAAGCTGTCTCTGAGTGTCTTTTTAACGCTATTAGCTTTACCATCGGTATAAGACAAAATACCACGCCAAATAAAGCCAGTAACCCAGAAAATACATCCATTTCCTTCTCCTTATCTAGCCCATAGTTAAAGGTTAAATTCCTTGGCGATATCTTCGTCGATTGAAACGGCTTGGTCTATTTCCAAGAACCGCTGCTGAGCTATCTCGCGGCATTTGACCGCCGCCTGCCTCATGCCCTCGGCAAATCCTGCCTCAACCGCTGTATCTGGGTAATTTACGAGGTCGAATTCTTCATTTGCAAACCAAGCGATAAAACTCATTTCATTTCTCCATAGTTATCACTAGACAGACTCCCATAACGAGCTTGGCAACCAATGATTGTTATCGTGTTTCTCAAAAGCATCGCCGTGTGTAAAAACCAACTCAACAATTTGACCCTCTATTTTTTTCAGGAATAGCTTAGTTTTAAAATACTCATCCATACCAAAAATTTCTTTTGCTGCAACAAGCTCGTTTGGTGCGCTACTAATAGGGCCTCTATGGCGATAGTTGAATTCATCGCAAAGTTGATACCTTTGGATTAAGTTGTCTTTCATCCTCGCCAACATAATGAAGCCTCAAGTTATAAATCATCCACACTAGCCCAACTATCACGTCTTGCTAATTATCAAAAGTGAAAAATGTTACGGGTCAAACGGGTGTAGCGTATACGGGATAGTCATAGGCTTAATCCATTCTCTAGAATGTTCCGCCCATAACTTAACTTCATCATCTAGCAAGTAGATCAAAACGCCACCATCAGGCATGATAGCCCAGTGAGTGCCGCAAACAATGTTTAGAGGTTCTTCCACATTATTTAGGCTATGGTTTTCTATGATTAATAAGTTAACGAGATGCTCAACTTCCATAAACCCAATATTTGAGCTTTCCCACCGATCAATCATTTCACTGAGGTTTTCCATAATTTTACCCATAGTTATCACTAAGACAGCACTTGGTGGTTAGCCAAACAACCGAACTTGGTCGTGCAACTTCTGCCTGTATTATCGCGGTAGCATTTTAGAGTGTGCCTTCACTGGTGGCATAGATTTACGGCCTATGAACCGTTCGGGTTGGTTCCCCAAGTTTGAGTAGGTCAAACTTTTACAAAACACCTGATACCAAATATCCGCGTTTTCTGAAATCCGTTAACAATTTCGAGCGCCGTCTTAGTAGCGCGTCAGCAAAAAGCTGTCGATTTGGTCTGCTTGGTAGGAATCGGGTATACTTTCGGAATCGTTGCGCTGATGCGCTGTGGATTACGGTACTGCTATTACCTGATTCTCACCGGTTACCGCCGGATCGACATGGACAATATGCGCCCTCCTTCGCACGTTGTCAAACTAAAAGCCTCGTTAATTCGGGGCTTTTTTTTGCGTGTTATTTGAAATTAATTTTTCATGTATGAGGGCCAGTTCATCTAAATAAATTATTTGGTAAATCGCTAGAACACTATCTTTCTGCAATTTAGACAAATCAACAAACATATCTCCAAGACACTCACCGCCGTTGTCATATACCTTTTCAGTCTTCATCGTCGTTCTCGTTGTTAATTTCAGATAGCTCTTTAAGAACTAGATTTAGCTTGTGGTCTAATACTGCAATCTTGGTTTCTAGCTCCTGTATGTAATATGGCGTGCTAATCAAAGAACCTCTTCTTGATCGCTCCATTCCCTGCTGTTGCCGTATAGCCTCATTAATTGATTTGCTCTGCTGATTTTTCATGTCTCGTTCTCCTTTTCGCAGTGGTTCAAATTCCATACCAGGAAAAAAGCAATCACGTACGAGTTTGTTAGGTCGCTTGTAGTTTTAAAAACGTAGTTTAAAAACGCCCAAAACAACATAACACCGAAGAAAATGAATAAATTAACAAAAAATTTGGAACTCATTGTTTTTAACTCCTTTAGTTAGCGAGCCTTTTCGCACCCTTCTATCAGCTCTATCAGTTTGTCAGCCTGTTGTTTAAATGTTAATCCATCAGCAGCATAAGCAGCAGCATCAGCATCAGCATCAGCATCAGCAGCATGAACAGCAGCATCAGCATCAGCATCAGCAGCATGAACAGCAGCAGCAGCATCAGCAGCAGCAGCATCAGCATGAACAGCAGCAGCAGCATCAGCAGCATGAACAGCAGCAGCAGCATCAGCAGCAGCAGCATCAG